GCTGCTATTAGATGATTGATCAGTTAACAACTATACTTGTATTTATATTACTTCTTGCATTCTTTTATAAATACTGGTTATGGATTATCTTATTGTTTATTATTACATTTATTATAATTTATCTATTATGCTAGTTAACTATTATTTATTGTTAACTAGCTTTTTTATTGTCTTTTTCTTCTTTTTTTTCTTCTTGCTGCTAAAAACATTTATTTATCTTTATACGATCTTGAAATAAATTTTTTATGGAATGCATACAACTATAATTGCCTGGTTGCTGCTATAGTTTGAAAAACGCAACAGGAATTGACGACCCTACACGCCCCATGGCTTCCCTCTCGACCAAACCACATTTTTTACACCTAGCACTATACACAAGAGAGTGCTAACACGAATAATTACTAACACAAACCGCCCCCTTTTTTAGATAAAATTTTTAGGAAAACGAAAAAACAAGTTTTGAAAAAAATGAGTTCATGTATTTTTGCGAGGGGTAAGAGAGGGGTAAGCGAGTAGTAAGAGAGGAGTAGATGAGGGGTAAAAACGTCCTCAATAAAATCATTTATAATGTAGGGAGGTAGAGAAAGAGAGGATGAGAGTATGCCAAGGGCAAAGAGTGTTTCAGAATTAAAGCGTGAGGATGAAGCTAAAAGATTCTTTGACGAGTATTCAAAGAGTGGGAATATTACGAAGTCCATGCAAAAGATTCGTCCTGATTTAAGCGATAAGAGTGCTTATAACAAGGGATATAAGATATTAAACAGTCCTTTATTTAGGAATGTCATACATGAAAGGGTAAAAAAGAGAGACCAAAGGAGTGTTATGACAGTAGAGCAACGTAGACAATGGCTTAGCGATAACATTCAAGACGAAGAAAAGGACATGAAAGACAGATTGGGTTGTTTAAAGGAATTGAATAGAATGGATGGCATAGGAAAGAGCAATATTTTAAATGTTGGAAGTGTCAATAATATTACTGTTGAACAGAAAAGAGCGATTGCGGAGGAAAGAATCAACGATATATTAGGAATCAACATGGGAAGTGAGTTTTTAGATGCCGAAGTAATAGAACACGAGGAGGATGGAAACAGTGAAGAAACAGACTCTTAGTGTTACGGAACAGTACTTTAAGGATGTAGAGGACTTAAAAGAAGCTAAAGCTATAAATAAGAGCCAAGAAGAAGTTGTTAGATTGTTGAAGGGAGCTACCCCGAAGTATAAATTGAAGAATTGGACGAGAGGATATATCCCCGAACATTACAAACGATTAAATATTTCTCGACAAGAGGCTTTTAGACTTGCGGTTATCGGTGCAAGAGAGGCTTTGACATATTTTCAAGTCAATCTTCACTTTACACAAGCTATGTTGTTCGGTGCGGTTGTAGAAGGGTACGATACTATCTATGCAATTACAACTTCTCAGTATGGCAAAAGCTGGACTTTAGGTATGATTGCTATTTATCGTGCGTATAAAGGACATCAAGTACGAATTGCGGCCGCAACAGGAGAAACCGCTACTATCATCATGTCCAAAGTTATAGGGCATTTGCAAAATGCAGACGAGTCTATTCAGAGTTCTGTATTAGATTCAGGAAACAAGATTGAGAAATTACAGACTTCTACTTCCAAAACTAAGATTTCATTTAAAGGTGGAGGATGTGTAGAAATCGTTACATTAGGTGGAAACAGTGTAGACCCTAAGAAAAACAATAACGCTATCGGTAAGGGCGGCGATTATATTATTGACGAAGCAGCTCAAGTCAGTGAAGATGCGTATGCCGAGATAGGACGAAGGGAATTTTCAAGTGTTGACGGTTCAAAAGAACTTGAAATTGCTATTTCCAACCCCCACAAACGTGGTGAGTTCTACGATTGCATGACAAACGACAAATACCCCGAAGGAACATTAGTTGTTTGGATGGATGTACGTACTGCATACGAAGAAGATCGTATGAAAAGTGCATCTCAGATACTAAATTCTCACTTCTACAAGAATAGAAGTACTTGCCAACGTTATTTAGTATGCGAATTAGAGGAATTTTCAGACGAAAGTATGTTCAAAACCATGACTTTAGATGATGATAAAGCAGATAATTCCTATAAAAAGCGGTTTTTCTTAGGTATTGACTCGGCTTATACAGGAAAAGATGGTATAGATGTTGCTTTATGCTCTCAAAACAGATACGGAAACTGTAAAATCGAGACAATTTACAATCTTAAAGAGGGTGTTTGGGTTCAAGGAGTTACATCTGAGAAGATTATTACCAAGATTGTTAAGATTATCGAGACATTAAACATCAAATATGTTTGTGTTGACGTTGGTTTCGGTACTTGGTTGACCGAAGGGTTGTCGAAATACTCGGATAAGCTAGGATTTATCCTTGAGGGTGTCAATTTCCAAGGAGGGCCAACAAAAACACGTATCAAGGCAAGACATTACAGTGCGGTTTATGCATTTAATTTAAGAGCGGAAATGTATTTAGACTTTCAGCAGCTAATGGACAGTAAGAAATTGACTTTCACAACGGAAGTCGCAAAAAGATTAAAGCCTGAATTGCTTGCTACAAGGACTGTATCGAAGAATAATAAGAAGATAGCCATTATTCCTAAAGAAGAGATAAAACAACGCTTAGGACACTCTCCTGATGCCCTAGATTCCTCAGTACTTTCTGTCCGCAGTTGTTTAATGTATAATCTAAGCAGTGAAATACTTGCGTATGCAGAGAACGATTAGGAGGTGCTAATTTGAGTCGAAGAACAAAGAAAAGACAAAAGGATAGAGTTAAACTAGCATCCAATACCTATGTGTCACCTAACATTTCGCACAATATTCACAGTTCTAATGCAGAAACCGAAGCCGAAAAGGTAATGGAAGCTATGTTGAACTGCAATTCAGATTGCATCAACGGATTTGTAAAGACAGACTTTAAGAATCAGTTTGATGAGATTGATTGGATGATAGACAATCTACCAACGCTACCATATGTTATCGGTAAGGTTATTGACTTTATATTCTCAAACGGTATCACAACAGGTGATGAGAATTTAGACAAGAATGTTCTTATGCCATTCCTTTACAAACACAATGTACAAGGTGTTACAAACTATTCTGTACTTCAAAATGCTATTATGCAGTCCTTACTGTACGGAAAATGCGGTATTCGTTGGCTAGACGAAGATAAGGGGATTGTTACAGAGAATTATCGCAACTATGTTTCTATCATGCGTGAAGATGATGAATATAAAGGCTTTAGAGTTCCTATCTGTTATGCTATGTCGGCAGACGATAAAGAACCTATCTCATTAGGAACAAAGGAAATCGACTTTGACGAAGCGTTATTCCTTAAAACAGGCAAATTAATGTCAAAAGACGGAACAATCATTGTAGAAATCCCTGATAATTTCTGCAATTTAAGAAACGGAACAGACCATGAGAACGGATTATCTTGTTTATTGCGTGACAAACAACGCCTAAAGCTATTAGGTACGGTTTACGAGCGTTTGAATTACGATATTCAGTATGATGGCCCTGGACGTTTGATTTTTTGGCTGAAAGATGGATTTGCCAAAGGAGATACGATTGATTTATCGGCTTCCCAAGTTTTAGACGAATCATCAAGTTCTAAAGCAGACAGAGCCGACAAAGCAAGAATTGAAGCTAAACGTTTAGGTCAGGAAATCAGAAATTCAAAATCAGACAATGTAATCCTTGCAAGTTCTATTTTTAATAAAATGGATCACTTGCCTCGTGTTACAAAAGGTACGGAGTTCTTAGAATACCTTCAAATGAAGGAAGGTTCTATTATTTGTCAGTGTTTCGGTCTTACTCCTGAATTGATAGGTTTAGGGGATGTATCAGGAAACGTATCTATGGAAAGAATCATAGATAATGCCATGACAAATACAATCGTACCAATGCGAGAAAGGTTCGCCACTCAGATTTCTCCTATGTTAAGTGAGAAATTAGGTGTACCAAAGGTTTATTTTGATAAATACGAATTGAAAGAACAACAAGACAAGTCTGCAAAGACATATAAATTAGCCTTGTCAGTTACTCAAATCGTAGGTGCTATTGTCAACGGAGCAGAAGCGTTAGACAAGAGCACAAAGAATTACATGATGGAATCAGTTACTAGAATGATGGATTCTATCGAGAAAACGCTATAGCGAGAGGAGAAAATAAAAAATGGAAATGGATATTTTAAAAAGTATCTTATCTGAAAATGAGGTAACACCCCTAGGAAGTTTGAATGGAACTCCGTTATATTCATTTGAAGATGCACAGAGAATCAACAAAATTGGATTGGTAAAAGAGAAAATCCAAGGTAAAGAGGTTGAATTTGGTGAAAGACCTATGCGACCTGATGGATTAGGGTATTTGGAAACAAAAGCCAATGCAATCGCAGTTCCAACTTCTTTCTTTGAGAATAGATACAGAAAAGTTCAAATCACAAAAACTGTTCTCAACGAGAAAACAAAGAAAGAGGAAATTCTTAAAGATGTATATTACGAAGTCGTAACAGATTACAGAGCTTGTAAAGAACAAGCAAGTGGACGTGTATATACAACTACAATTCATGTATATCAGATTGGAGCTAAGAAAGATTCAAAAGGAAATGCTGATTTATTCTTAATTGGTCAAAGAAATATTTCAGATACAGACTTTATCAACGATTTCAAAGGCAAATTGGATAAGGAATCAATGGTAAAAATCTTTAAATTGATTGGCAACAATCCAACAAAACAAGTAGAAGATAAATTAGAGTTTTAATTAGAAGTAAAAAGTAGAAGAAAACAAGGCAATATTTGGAAATAAACAAAAGGTATAAACAGTTTTTACTGTCTATATAGATTTTTGCATATTTCGAGGTATTGCCTTTTTATATGCAGAACAACGAAAGGAGATACATAAATGTCAATTAAACGTAGTTTCACTGTAAAAATCACTTTTAAAGAAGGGTACGGAGACCCTATCACTTTAACAGGAAAAGATGCGACTGCTTTTAACACTGCTTGGCATAACAAATTGAATGACCAAGACGGAGCTATTGGATTTGAATGGCCAGTTATTACGACAACAGGTGAAGCACCTAATCAAAAAACAGTAACAACTTATACTTCATTCTTATTCTGCAATGTAGCAAAAGTAGAACGCTCAGAACAAACAGAAACAAAGTATACAGACGATCAATGCTATACAGACGATCAATGCCATGATGCTTAGAAGGAGAGACCATGCAAAACAACGTACAAACTATTAACGGTGTTACTTGGTTCGATTCCCTAGAAGAAAGAAATACTTTCTTAAAGCAAAATGGTAGACATGAGTTCGCATTGGAAGAAGCAGCAAAGAACGCAAAACAGTATTTGAAACTTCTTGATGTAATAGAAGAAAAAACGCAAATTGACGTTTATTCAAAATTAGATAGCGGTACTTTGCTATACGGATATGTAGTTCTAGAGCCTAAGAAGAAATACAAGATTCCCGAAGATAAAGTTTTGCTAGAAGCACTTAGAAACAAAACTATTCAAAAAAGATACGATTCCACAATGGAAGAAATCTTAAAAGGGGCAAAGATTCCATACGAAGTCAAGAAGTGTAATTCATGTGGCGGAAGGATTCAGAAATTATTCTATAAGCCCGTAATCGTAGTAGAAACGGAGACTAAGAAATAATGTCACAAAAGAAAAGAGTTCCAACATATGTAGCAAGCATTAAAGATAGCCTTGATCGTAGAAAAAAAGGAAAAGCATTTTACGACAATGCAATCACTTTATCGAGCGTAGATAAAGAAAACCATTATGTCAGTGTGAACCTATCCTCAGGGTACGTAGAAAACAAGCCTACACGTCTTATTGACGAGGGGGCAATAACATATGAGGGTGGAGATGATATTCGTCTATACATCAAAAAAGGGGCAGTACAAGCGTTCTACGATAGCTTGAGTTCTGATTATGTAGGATATATCAACTTAGCTCACATTGACATTACATCACTCCCTTTAAACTTAGGTACATGGACTAAAGATGATTTAACAGTTGTCGATATTGGGGATGGAAGAAAAGGTCTTGATGTAAACGTCAAACTAAATAGGGAATTGCACATAGTGCAAGATTTATTGAAACAAGAAATACCATTGAGTATTAGTGCAGAACTGAGAGGAACACTTGATTTTGAATCGTCGTTTAAGTTTAATGCACCATTCTACAACGAAATCGAGATTGCTGGTTTCTCAGTTGTTGCAAATCCAGCCAATGTAAACAGTACAGGCGAGAATTTAAACAGTAAAGGAGACTCAGAAATGAACCTATGGGAAAAGATTTTAAAGTTGAGTTCTGAAAATAAAGAAGAAAAGAAGAATGAAGCTTTAGAAAACAAAGAGGAAGAAAAAGAACCTTCCAAAGAAGAAAAAACACCTGAAAGTAAAGAAGAAGGAACAGAAAACAAAGAAGAAGCTAAAAAAGGCGAAGAAACTTTGGAAACTGTTGAAATGTCTAAGGATGACATGGAAAAAATCAACAAATTCATGGATGCTTTTGAAGCTTTAAGTGCAAAAGTTGAAGCATTAGAAACAGAAAATGCTGAATTAAAACAAAAATTAGAAAGTTCTAAGAAAGAAAAAACAGAATTTGAAAAGAAAGCAGAAAGCACATTAGACAGATTGTCTAGTTTGATCTCAGGACAAGCTAACGATAAAGAAAAGAAAGAAGAAAAATTAGCTTCTACTTCTAAAGTTAGCGGAGATATGTGGGGATAGGAGGTAAACCATGTTAGATTTATTATTTACAAATCCTGATAACACATTATTAGAAAAAATGGCAGTTACACCAGGAATGGTAGAACGTCTAAGTTCTAATATCGAGGATTTAACATCATTCTCAAGAGCTTATATTGATTATGAAAAAGCAAGACAGAATTTAGCAGCAAACGCTTCTAAATCAAATGTAGGAACAGTTGGTATCGGTACTGATTATTCAGATAACTCACCAGCCAATCCATTCCAAAACGTGTTCCCATTAGTTTCTTGGTTAATGAACACACCAGCTTCACGTAAGATGCAAGGTGCTATGAACCGAGGAGCATGGAGCGTTACAAAAAAAGAATATGGCAAATTCTATATTCAGTTGCCATTCACATACGGAACAACAGAACCTAAATCAACACAAGGTGAATGTTGCTGGGTTCCGTTAGATTTAGCTAAATGTGGTAGCAATGCTCCATTGGCATTATTGTGTTTAAAGAGTTGCGAACCTATTATGGATAGCTTAGTAAACGAAACACGTAAAATCAAAGCTAATGACATGGTTTGCTACTTCCAACGTGAAGGAGAAACTATTAAAGAAGCTCAGAAACGTATGGATTTAATTTCAATGGCATACTTCACTGCTATTAACGTGATCTTAGGAACAATGGCTACAGGTACTGCTACATTAAAACCATTCCATGGATTATTGGAAGTAATGGAAGATAAAGCAGTTATCAAAATCGTAGGTACAAACGTATTATCTGCATTTGATTCAGTTGCGTTACGTTTAGCAGCATTAGGAGATGGCGATTATAAATTCGCTTGTCACCCATTAGTACTTGAAGGTATTAAATCTGTTATTGTTCCAGGTAAATTCAACGGAGAATACCCTGATGGATGGACAAAATCTGAAAACGGAGAAGTCGCATTTAAAGGACATGGATTTATCGCAGATAAATTAGTTCCATGTGATATTACTGCTGGTACAGGTGATGTATGGGTATTAGAAGGAAATACAGTAGGTTTGGTAATGGGAACTACTTTCCAACCATCTGAAAAATTCCAACGCCATACATTCGGCGCTACAGACAATCAATCAGAAGGTTGCGGTACTCAATGTGATTACTACTACAACTTTGGATGTGCATTTGGAACAGATGCAAACAGATTAATGGTAATCCAAGGTATTCCAATGTCAGCAGCTACATTAGGAGATACATTAAACGGATTAGACCTTGTATTAAAGCCAACAACTATCGTACCAATCAACATTGGTGAATAATGTACGAAAAAATTGTCGAGCAATTGAAAAATTATTGTTCGTGCATAAAGGAAAGCGATTTAGAAGCAGATAAGCTTGAAAAGAATGTTGGAGAACTAATTGATTTAATTAGTACCATCACTTGTTGGAAAAACCACCCATGTGAGACTTTCCTCTCATCTCAAAGAGAGGAAGTCTTTGATGTTGGTGAATTTAAGAAATGCGGTTGCGATTCAGGAATTGTACGTATACCACTATTCTATCCAATGATTGACCCAACAACGATTGAAGTATCTGTTATCACTAGAGAAAGAATTACATTTACTACTCACAAACTAGAAGTTGATAAAGATTTTTCTTATAACCCATACGACAGTATCGTGTACGTTGATTTATCTAATGTCGACTACAAAGACGAGTGCAATTGTGGATGTGATGAATTATCTAAAATCGTTGTCAGTTATGTAGCTGGATATGAAACGATACCTGAATGTCTATTGCCTGTATTCTGCGACTTTCTACAATTCGTTATTGCAATGAACAGATGCGAATGTGGTTGTAGTACGTGTGAAGAAACAGATGGTAGTGATGTTCTTATTTCAGAGGAAAACTCTGATGCTCAGATTTCAATTAGTGTGTATGTTCGTGAACATATTACGAAAGCGTATTCAGAGCAATTAGGTATCTTGTCAGTATGTAATTCAAAAGACATATGGGTTGGTGCAGTAGTATGAGAATTAAATATATTGGAATGAAAAGTTCCACAAAGAAAAATGGATGCCCTGTATGCGGTGCGAAAGCCAAATCAAACACATCTTACGAGTATTCAAAACGTATGTGTTTGCCTAGTGGCCTAGTAAAAATCTTCCTTATGAACAAAGTTGAGGAAGTATCGTATGAAGATGGTGTATTCCTAAAAGGCTTTAAATACGTCTATGGGGGCAAAGTTTACTATCCCTTTGTCGAGGTATAGGAAATGCTAAAAGGTCTCTTAGAAGACGTTATACAAGCGTGTGAAGAAGATTTTGAAGGATTAGCTAGTGAATTAGAAGAAACTATGCGAGAAGAAGCTCCAAGAGGGAGTAGATTCTATGCTCAGGAAATGACAAGTATGCCATGGAATGAATATAGACCAGGTGCTTTAAAAGATTCAATCACGAAAGAAAAAGTATCTAATACCGAATATCTAATAGGTGTAGATGCAGACAAACTAGAAAAAGATTCTAGAAACCCTTCTCATGTTGATTACTCCCCAATGGTACAGAATGGCACGAAACGAGTTTATACATTAGTGCGTAAAAACGGAAGGCCATTTGTTTGGGTAGATGAAATGGGAAAGAAACACTTTGCACACAAAATTAAGATGCCACCTAGAAAGGCAAATGATTTTGTTGCTAGAGCGGTATCTAGATTTGATGCAAAAGTTAAATAAAGGAGATTAAAAATGGAAGAAAAAGTTGTAAAAGCTAAAAAGACTCCTGAACAGAAAGTAGATGTTCAAGCATTTGTTTCACGCAAATTAAATGCTTTAAATCAATTAGGCGGTGCTAAAGCAGAGCGTGCTATGGAGCGTGTACTAAAAGCTACAATGGGAGGGCAAAAATAATGTCTAACTGTAACATTAACAAAATCATTAGTGACAAATTAAGTGTCTCTAAATTAACTAAAACTCAAGAAATTGATATTACTATCATGAGCGATATTGATTCTTGTTTAAAAATCAATACTCGTAAATTTGAAAAGATTACAGGTACTGCAAGTGCTTATACATCACGTACTATCGCACCTGATTTAATCAACGTTTGTGAATCATTTGGATGTAAGAATACAGGTACATTGTTCATCACTTCTAAAGAAACGGATGCAGAAGGTGCAGACGGAAACAAAGTACATACAAGTGGTGCAGTATTTAAAGCATTGAAAAATGCATTAGACTTTGCAGCAGGTGTTGTTTACTACTACGTAAATGTTCCTCAAGCAGGTACTTACACAATCACAACAAAGATTTCAGATGTTTTAGATCATGAAATGACTAATGCAGATGAGTATACAAGTACTTTAAAAGCAGATAAAGAAGGATTCTACCCTGTACAGATTGACCTATCTACTGTTCCAACAAAAACAAGTGGAAAAGGATGGGAAGCAAGTACATCAGGTGTCCGTTTAAGTATTGAAGTAGCATTAACAGATAAATCAGCAGATAGTATCTTGATTGGTATTTCTTCAATTTCTTTCTTTGAAGAATTTGCAGACTTAGATTCTAACAACGATATTAAAGTAAGCTGCTTATCAGGATTTGATGGTGACGATACTGTAGACCCTGTAGATACAAGTTGCTTTGACGATTCTTATGATGATGATTCTGCTTCTATTGAGCGTTCATTTACAGGTACTCAATTAACATCTAACTACTTAACTATGAACCCATTCATTGGCAAGGGAGATAAATCTCAAGGCTTTATGATGCGTACTCAGGAAGTGGTTATTGAAGCAGATAAAGAACATCCTGAATATGGTTCAATTCATATTGCAGACCACTATGTTGATGAATGTGGATTTATCTATGCAGCATTGAGTGACCAATGCAATATCACAGATTCTACTTTGAACCGAATCAACACTCCATTGTTGGCTAACTTAGATGAGTCTCAATACCAAGTATTGAACAGTAAAATCAATCCAAGTTTAGATATTGAAGGTTCAAAGATTTACTTCAACAAAAACTTAGTAGGTAAAACATTGAAGATTTCTTATCCAATGACTGTTGATGTATTGCAACACTATGTAGCAAACAACGATAGCTTAAAGAATAAGAGAGCGAAAGTTACAATCACTCGTTATAGAAGTGATGGAACTGCGGAAGTATTTACTTACCACAATGCAAAAATTACTTCATTCCCAATGGGTATCCCTGATGACGGAGCGTTTGAATTTAGCTTAGCGTTCAAGAAAGATACTCGTGGAAACTGGTATGAAGTTTATGTAGTAAACAAAGCTAACGCTAATTTATAGAAATTGAGAGGCAAATGAGATGGAAGAACAAAAGATTTTAGAACCAACACAGTTAAATGCCATGATTGAAAAGTTAAAAGTAGCTCGTGAGGATGATACTCCTCACGCAGTCTATGGCAATGGTGGTGAAATTGCAGTTGTTGGTGATGCAAATAAGACAGATGTTAAAACAATTGATATTGAAGTGAATTTTAGATTCACTGAAAAAGAAATCGAAGAGCATAAAATTGATGTTCCTGAGAATGCTAAAAGAGTAGGGCAATACGTTATGTTCGATAAGAAGTTTGAAAATCTAACATTATCTCCTAGACAAGATATGAAGATGGTAGAAGCTTTAATCGAAGTAAAACCATTGTTATTGGATGCAGAACAAATCCTAGACCCATATAAAGAAAAATTCCAAGAAATTGAGGAATACTACGGTCACAAATTCATTGAAGGAAAAGATGGAATCGTTACAACAGATGCAGATGATGAAGAAGTGAACAAGACTATGGTTCAGATTTATGAAGCGTATATGAATGAAGCGAATGAACAGATTTTCCATTTATACGCTCAATCCTCTACAAATTTAGTTGATGGACTTTATAAAGTTGTTGCAATTTTCTTAGGATTAGATGAATTTTATGAAGATCACATGATGCAATATTCAGTTTTAACTTGCATGATTAGCCTAATTATCAAATATCCTGAATTATTCAATGAGGTAGAAACAGTTTTTATCAAATAATTGATAAGGGGGATGATAAAAAGGATTCAGTAAAAAAAGCAAAGTCTTATGTTGCAGAACTAAATCTTTATTCAACCATGGCTCATTATGTCGGTAAAATTCTAAAAATACGCCCCAATGAGATATTAGACCATTGGGGTGTTTCTGAATTAGTTGTAGCCTTTGGGTACTACGCAAATCTACAAAGCGATAAAACATGGAATGAAATTAACGAGGCAAATAAAAATTCTAAAAAGAAAATACCTCAGATTGACAGATATGCGGTTCATTTCATGCAGAAAACAGATTTAGCGAAGGAGTCCGAAGATGTCAGTACGTGAAGTCGGTGCTAGGTTAGTCCTTGACATTAAGGATGCCGAAGCAAAGATAAAACAACTTGAAAAAGAGTTAAAAGATATTGAAAAGGCAAAGCTCAAATTTGATGCTAACACCCAAGAATTAGAAAGAATTAAGGCAAGATTAGAAGAAATCAAAAAAGAAAAGGAAGCTTTAGAAAGACAAAAGCTATCTTTAAAAGTTGATTTAGACAATCTAGCTAATTTCAAGAACCAACTATTGGATGTCAAAGAAGATATTAGTGAGCTTAAAAAAGAGTTATTAGCCTTGAGTAATAAAAAGCTTTCTATTGATATTGATTTAAAAGCTAATGCCAACGAAATTCATGATGTCATTAACGACATGACACTAGGCGAAAACGATAAAAGTGTTAAGCTTAAAGACCTATACAGTGCACGTGAAGCTCTCAAATACGATATGCGAGAGGTTGGTATTGAAATTGATGAAGTTCAAAAGAAAATTAACAATCTTAACAAAGAAAAGATAAAGATTGAAGCGAACATCAGTGAATTAAATGATGCTCAAAAATTGGTTGATGAGATTGATGATTCAATCGCAGATTTAGACAAAGAAAAAATAAAATTAGAAGCTGATTCTTCTAAGTTAGAAGATACAAATAAAAAGCTAGACGAAACCGTTGAAAAAGAGAATGATGTAAGAAACACAAAAGCGGATATTGAGTCACAAGTTATCGGTTATCAAGATAGCTTGAATAAACTAAACAATCTTCAAAACGCTGCTAAAGCCTTGAAAACTGCTAGTAAGATTACATTTGATGTTGGAAATAAGATGTCAAATCTAGGCTCTAGTATGTTGAATATCGCTAAGAATTTCCAAAACAATCCAATAGGAGATATTGGACGATTCTTAGTACAAGGTGTTGGTTATTCTAGTTTGTATAGATTTGTTTCGAGTGCACAAAATGCAATGGGTGATGCATTTTCAAAAGGTGTTCAAAGATACGATACTATCAATGTTGCAAAAAGAACATTATCCACTGTAGTAGGTGATGTAGATGATTCTACAACTAAAATACAAAAGATGATTGATAACCTAGATGAAAGCATTTTGGGCCTACCAACCACCTTAGATGATGCTCTAAGCCATGTTACGAGATTTACTTCAATCAATCATGATTTAGATAGGTCTCAAAAGCTATTCTCGGCAATTAATGATTCCATTTTGACATTTGGCGGTGATTCTGAGGGAGTAAACAATGCGGTTACTCAGTATTCTCAAATCATGGGTTCTAAAATGGATGCTCGTACATTGAGATCAATGGAAGATGCAGGTATGACACCAGCCTTAACTGCTATTGCAAAGAAATTTAATATGTCATTTGCAGAGTTTAGAGAAGCATTTACAGGTTCAAATCCAACTATTTCATTACAACAATTTGAAGATGCTCTGATTGAATTGGATGAAAAAGGCGGTGGTGGCCTAGATTCGTTGGCAACTATGGTTAAATCATCTGTAGCCACAATTGGTAATGCTTTTGACTTAATCCCTAAGAGATTTAGTAAAGCCGAAGAAAAGTGGCTAGGTGCATTAGATGAGGTTTCAACAGAATTGACGGGAGCTACAATCTATGGAAATATCTACAAACTTTCTCAAAAAGTTGAAGGCTTAGGAGATATAGGAGCAAACTTCATTAGAGGTCATAAAAAAGAGATTGGCGAAGGTATAGACTTCATAAAAACAAAGTTTACTGAATTATGGAGCGTTTTAAAAACATTCAGTTTCAAAGATTTTGTTGGTGGTTTTAAAGAAGGATTAGGAGATTTCCAAGGTGTAATTGATTTCTTCAAGCCTATTCTTGGTGATTTCTATGATTTTGCAAAAGATAAAATCACCGAAATGGGAGACGGAAGCTTTTCTAAAGGATTAGGACGTTTCGTATCAGACTACATCCAAATTGGTATTGGATTAAAGTATGCTGGTAAGTTAATGAAACTTGGAAGCGGTGGAATTAGTCTTTTAGGAGATTTATTAAACGTTTATTCAAAATTCAAAGGAAAGAGTTTCAATATTCCTTTCCTAGGAAAACTAGGAAGTAAATTCAGTTCTATTAAAGATGTATTCAAGAGTTCAGATGAGATTACTACTGCGACAGGTACTCCAAAAGCTTTTGATGCAGAAGGATTTAAAAATAAATTATCTTCATTAGCTATCATAGCTGGTGGGGCAGGAACAATTATCCTTTATTGCAAAGCGATAAAGGAAATTGAAAAGAATGTTCCTGATGACATTACAACATTGCCTATGCGATTAACAAATTTGTTCTCTGTAATGGGATTGATGATGGGAGCTAATACGATTAATGCAGGGGTTTCAAAAGCATTAGAAATGAACAATGCCTTAACAGGATTAGCAATGATGATTGGTCAAGGCGGAGCTTTATGGTTGTTTGCTAAAGCTATGCAAGAGCTAGATAAGACTATGCCTGATGGATTCGACACATTCAACGATAAGTTATTAGGTTTATTTGAATGTATAGGCTCTATGACACTTATTACAGGTATTCAAGGTGGTGCTGGTGTCCTAACGGGTGGAATCACTACATTGGCCCAAGTGTTAGGAATGATAACAACAACAGGACTAGCTGGTACGTTGATTGCTTGTGCTAAGGCTATGCAAGAAGTCGATAAGAATGTTCCTTCAAACACAAAAGGACTTAAAAAGAAAATCCAAGGAATTATGGATGTCATAGATATGTTTGAAGGCGGAGGAACATATTCTTCTTGGTGGAGTCAAGTTATTAAAAGTTCTGAGTCTTTATGGAAAAACATGGAGACTTGGAATATTACTAGGATTCTAAAGAAACTTGTTACTATTGGAGAATCAATTTCAAAAGTGCAAGGAATGAGCATTGATAGCAGTTCTTTCAACGATCAATTCAAAGATATTCAAGAGGTAATCAAGAATATTAATGATTTTGAGTTCCCAACAGTTAGTACTTCAAGTGCAACGAACATTGCAGATGCAAACAGTATCGTTAAGAACTATGCAACAATGGCTTCTAGCCTTTCTAAAATGTCTAGTATCAATGGAAGTTCAATTAACGTTGAGAATTGTACAAGCATTTTAAAGAATGTAGCTAGTGTTGTTCAAGAAATGAAAAAGATTGTATTCCCTGATGTTACAAAGAATATTAAATCTAATTTAAACTCCACAAATGCTCAAGAGTTCCTAGATACATTAAAGATTTTGGAACAAATTGTTCCTGAATTTGGAAACTTGCAAGCAACGATTACAAACAATCCTTTACCAAATGCAGAGGATATTAAAAAGACAATCTCTAGTATTTCTCAAGCAATTGGATACATTTCTGTTGCTGGTGTTGGAACAGGAAAAGACAAGAATATGTTGTCTTACAACTTGAGACAAATGCCTGATTCTAAGCTATTTAACAACGCACTAAAGGCGATTACAACTTTAGGTGATATAATCCTCAAGTTTGAAACTTTGAACGTATATTCAACTGATTTCGACTTTGAAACACTGAGAGCCAATATTAAGAGTATTGGAAATGCAGTGAATGAAATGGCAACTAACAAAGGATTAACTGAAAATCTAGAGAATATGGACACAGTTAATAAGACTGTTTCTAAGTTGAAAAAAACGTGTGAAAGCTTAAATTCTATCGTTGGATTAAATCTAGACTTTGTTAAGGTTGGAGAAGTCACAACAGGTATTCAAACGTTCCTAAACAATGTTAAAGGATTGAAAGTTGGAGAAGCTACTACAGATGTTGTTACAGAAGTAAACTCAATCGTTACTTCATTCCACAACATGGCCACAACTTTATCAAATATGAAATCAGAATTTAATACCTCTGGTACAGATATGGCCAATGGAATTATTGAAGGTTTCAAAAGTATTGATATTGAAGGCTCATTTGGAACTAAGATTGATAATGCTAAAGCTTCATTGAAGAAGAAAAGCTTCAAATCCGTAGGTAAGAAGTTTGGAAAAGATGTTGTAAGTGGATTTAGTGAAGGTATCTCTAATATGTCTAGTTCAATCTCTAATCAGATTACTATGATGTATGGATATTCAACACGATTCACAGATTTAGGACAATACTTAGGAAGTGCATTTAAAAATGCGTTCAACAATCAATCGGGAAACATTAATACAGGTGGTACAACTACTCCTACAGTAAACACGGGCAATGAGTCACAAGGAAAAAACTTTAAGTTTGCTAAAGGCGGCCCAGTTTACTTAAAACGAGGTGGACAACCAATTGTTATGAAGCCTAGTGGAACAGATACAGTACCTGCTATGTTGACTCCTGGCGAGTATGTAATGAAACGTAGTGCAGTTAAGAACGCAGGTCAAAGCTTCATGGATAAAGTAAATAACATGGATTTAAAAGGTGCATTCAAAGAATTGTCTACTAGATATGGTTCTCATGTTGGAAGTGTTGTTAATAAGAATGTGACTATCAACAATAACGATAATCGTGTTACAAATAACAGTATTGCTTTCAACGAAGGAAACGAAAGAAGGCAGGCTATCAAAGTAGGTAGATGCTTGAGAGGTTTGGCATAATGACTTGTTATAACTTAAACCCATTAAAAACATACGTTCAGTTCAATGATCTTGTAATAGACAGTGCAGAGGAGATTTCCTCTGCCTCTCTAAAGCAAGATACAAAGACTGCAACGCAAGAATATAGTTACGGACATGGTAGTTATGTTGCTTTCCAAAAGAATCAACAGTTTCTTACGGAAGGTGATTTGTCCTTAACGTTAAATTTTAATTATGAACATTTTCATGATGAAGATAGAAGATTCCTACGTGACTATTTCAATTTGAATTTGCTTAAACCTGGTAGGTTATGGGCAATTCAAGATAACAAATTGATTTGGGCATGGGCCTATGTCACAGGATTTAGTGAAGATTACAAAAAATACCAAGGCTATTTATCAATGGATATTGATTTTAAACTTTGGGAAGGTGTATGGCATATTGCAGATACAAAGAAAACATTCTTAGTTCCTTATTCTGTATGTAATATCCTCGATTGTGAGGATTTCAGAGATGCTCAAGAGTGTTTATCATGTTGTGTTACTTGCCCCCCTGATATGGAAACTTGCAATTCGTGTTTATGCGATTGTGGAGACATTACAGAGGAAACATCTTTATGCGTAATGGGAACTAAAGCATTGGAAGATTTTATGAATTGTGGCAATTCATACAAGATTGTCTATGATTGCATCAAAGGAGAACAAATTTTCGGTGATGATTTGATTAAGAACAAAATCTGTAAAAAAGATTATTGTGTTGAGTCAATTGCTGGAAGATTCTACAGTGGAACAGTATTAGATACCGACAAAGTAAAATTGATTCTAGATGGTAAATTCCAAAACCCTGAAATTGAAATCAACGGAAACAAAATGATGATTTTAGGTGAATATGATGGAATTTTAACACTTGATTCAAGTTGGAACTTATACTTTACTGCGGATGGATGTTGTGCATCAGAGGAAGTAGATTTAGATAATCTAGTTATCGAAGATGAATTTGGTTTCACAGTTCATCATGGAATGAATAGATTAGTTGTCACAGGCTCATGTTGTAAGATGGCTTGTGTATATATAGACGTTGATGAACTTACAAATTAAGGAGGCTTGCAGTGGCAAATGTAAAAAGTTATTGCACTGCTTGTGGAAAATTAAAAGATAGCAGTGCAGAGTTTATCCAAAATGGTGTTACAGATTCAATCTGTACGTCTTTAGGAAACGATACAGGCTTAAATCCTGATAATGGTAATAATACGTGTACAGACATGGAAAATGCCAACGATTGCCTTACAAAGGGCTTATATGACATCATAGATGGATTCGATTTGTGCGATTGGAAATTGTTTATGAGCCAATATGCTAACAACGATTACAACATGAAAGCAGCTATGATTTGTTGGATGTGTGGATTGCAAGACCAGTTGTATAATCTTCAACTTCAAAATTTGGCAATCGAAACGCAATACACGATTCAACAGTCTACACCTGGATTGAGTGTTGAAATTGACAGACAAGGTAATTTCACATTCAGATATTCAGATTGGATTCACACTAGCGATTACAAGAAAGTAGCGGACGGAGTTATTACAGGAAAAGTAGATTTCTGTATGAAACCTAACAAAGATAAGAGCGCTACATACAAATTCAACAGTGTTACGTTGAAACACTACTCTTATAAAATGGCGGGAGTTCAAGCTGGTTCAGCTCCTACTGTTTCAATTCGTGTCCCTAACAAGAGTGGATCGTTGGTATATCAAAAAATCACAAATGCTTCATTTGAAGAAGATATTAACAAAACAGTGGAATTAAGCATGAGTGGAACAGTAAAAGCAGGAGAAACAACAAATTGGTTGCAATTCCTTTCTATTTATGTTGATTGGCTAGAAGATGATGAAATATCTCTACACACTCGTTTTGTAAATGATAACAAGGTAAACTTCGTTATCTGTAGAGATTAGGAGGTACACATAAATGAATAAAGATGTTTGTTCTGCTTGCGATTCTTTAAAAGCTACAAGCAGTAATTTCATTCAAAAAGGTGTAACAGATACTATTTGTGCAAATCTTAAAGCAAACCAAGGTTTTGAAAATAAGGGCCACAATAACTGTACAGATATGCACGATATGAACGATTGCTTATTAGGCGGATTGCTAGAAAAGATTGATACATATGATGTTTGCGATACAAAAGAAGCTATCAAAGATTTGGAAAAGAACCTAATCAGTATCATGGATGTAATGATTTGTTCTGATTGTGGGCAATGGGAAGAAATCGAGAAACTATGGGCAGAAATCCAAGAGATTTGGAATGCTATCAGAGCATTACAAAATAAGGTTGGTGGTATCGAAGGCAGCGTTGGAGATATGTACAGTGCGGTCGAAAAGATTCTTACGAACCTTAAAAACAGTGGTGCATGGAAGCAAACAGGAGATACTGTATTTGAAGGAAAATTCAATGACGGAAGAAGTATTGCAACAGGTAATATCAATATCTTTGGTGGTACTCCTGATGGAAACTCATACATCCGTACTAATAACGGAAGTTCTGAGAATGATTTGGCTGGTGGTGTTTAATGGCATGGCAAAACTTTCATGGAGCTTACGATAACACAGGGCCATATGCAAATGTAGTATTAGGTGGGAATCCAGGCGATACCGCAGACTTTGGATTTCCTCTTGCTACCGCCCATGCTAAAGGGTATGGAAAAGGTATCGACTTTTCAGATGATGGAAATTATGGTGTTACATTCACATTAGATTTAGTTGGATATGGTGTAACGGATGCTGGTCAATATACAGGTAACGGAAAGTATGTACAGTATGGTGGAAGATACAACTATATTTTGATCATTAGTGTTTATAGCAACAACAAAGCATCATGGAGAGAGATTTACAATCAAGTAATATTCTCTCATGCCGATACATGGTCATTGGCTTATTCATCAGGTTGGGAAACAGTGGCACAAAATAGTCAATGGAGCGGTAAGCTACAACTTCCAACAGATACAACACACGTTAAAGTTGAATTAAGAGGTGAAGATGCTACATTCCCTTACGAGAATATATATTCTATTCAACAGGTTATCCCTGATTTCAGACCATGGGCAGTAAGAAAAGGTGGCATATTCTATTCGTTGGATAGAGCTACAGGATGGTTTAAAAAGAGAGTTAAAGACTCTTGGGTTACTATTGGCAAGTACAGTGCCGATAAAGCGAACAAAGAAAACCAAGGGTCAAGTAGAATCAGAAAAAATGGTAAATGGGTAGGACAAGGCAAAATTGGTAGTTAGGAGTAAATATGATTCCTTACTTTGAAATATTAGAATTTGGAAAAGTTAAGAAAAGATTCAGAGAAGCTTTAAGCACAATCAGTTTTTCAAATGAGTTGATGACAGTACCTGAAATGCAAATCACAATTCCTAACGAATACTACGATTTAATCTCAGGAAGAAAAGAAATGCGAGTAATTATGGATTGTGGAGTTTTCTACGGAATGATTACCGACTACAAACCATCTGTAAGTGGTTTAAACATATCTCTAACGCACGTAATTAACGAATGGACATATAGACAAGTCCCAACAAATTATGCGGTTAAAAACGCTCTTATAAAGAACGTATATGAAAGCGAAGATATGTATTATTCGACTCAGTGGAAGATGAATTTTGAAACTGAGATTGATAGTGAAAAGATTGACTACGTTTATTCTAGACAATCTAAATTAGATGCACTTACTAAAACTTGTGAATTGACACCATCTGTTTATTGGAGAGTACCGTTTACGAATGATAAGCAAGTTGAAGTTGGATATTTTGGAAAGAAGCAACCCGTTATGCTTTCTAATAAACCAACATTAGGAAGAAACTATAGAATCATTGGCGAGCCAACAATGGAAACCGATTTTTCAGATGTTATTAACCTTGCTACAGTTTATGCTAATAAGTCTGATAGTGGTATGTCCTCTTTATCTCTGAGAGAAGTGTATAACGATAAAAGCTTGCAGAACCCTAAGTTTCCTGTAGTTATTTTGAGGTCAAACATAAATAACGAGCGTGATTATGAATATGTAGACTTTCCTAAATTAGCTCCTAACAATCAATTGGAATATTCCATTATTGATACGGAATCAGTTGGATATGAAAGTGGTGTATTCATTGAAGGAACATTTGCTTTTGATGATTTATCGCCTTTTAGTCTAGAGGACATGACAAAAGATTCTAAGGATTATAAATGGGTAATTCCTAAAGAACAGAGATATTTAACTGATACGGAGGAAATAAACAATGCTAAAGCTTTATGGCACTCTCTAAAAGATATTTGGAGTAAATCTGCTATTGCTGCTTTATGTGGCTCATGTCATGTTGAATCAACATTAAACCCTAACTTGTATCAAATGGGGGATGTTCCCGATTCTCAAAAAGGATTTGGGTTGGTTCAGTGGACTCCATATACAAGAATTACCAATTGGTTAGGTTCTCATGGATATTCAAGCTACACAATGTACGGAAAAGGGGAAGTAGCTAAGTTAGTTGAAGAATGGTCAACAAACGCTACAAATGGGCCTTGGATTCCAACTTCTTCTTATAACATCACATTTCAACAATGGTCACACATGGAAGCCGACATGAATTACATGGTAATGGCTTTTATGGCAGATTATGAGCGTGGAGATACATCTATTGATTTACAGTATCAAAAACGTATTGAATTTGCTCAACGTATCTATGGTTTGATTCCTGAGTGGGAACAAGACGATAACGGAACTACATCCGATACGGATAAAACACAATCTCGTCCTTGGAATGCTCAGAATTTTATCAACACATGGAACGGTCAATCTATCGACATGGATGGTGTACCGCCTGAACAACCATATCAATGTGTAGATGCATGGAAGAAAGCGTTGCAAACATTAAATTATCCCGACCCTACGAGAGCTATTGGCGGTGATGGATATGCAGATTACATTTGGTATAACAGAGATGAATTAGGCTATTCTCAATACTTTGATTATGTTAGTACACCTCAATTTGGTGATTGGTGCATATTCGGTAGAGGCGGTGACACGCCTGCATCACACGTTGCAATGTACGTTTCAGATGCTGGTAATGGTAGAGCGAATTTCTTTGGTCAAAACCAACCTTATCCATATTGCAATACGACAACAATCAGTGCATCAAATATCATTGGTATTTTCAGAGTAAAGAGTGTTTATGTACAACAGAGCATTGACCCTGAGTCTACAAACGGAACAACTATCATTACTGATAACGATAGAATTTATGCGGCCAAGGTCGTATATGATTGTGCCTGTAGAAAACTAATTAACGCAAGAAGAAAGTTTTCTATCAACACTTCTTGTGAAGCATTGCCTAAAGAAGTAAACGTAGGTGATAGAATCAGATTTATTTATGATCTCAATTTATTGCAATTGGGAAGTTGTAATAGATACATGAAACGTATTCTAAAACAAGACGATTGGTTCTATATCACAAGTCTACAAAGAGAAATAGATAAAACAGGAATTGAAATAGATACATTGACACTAGAGAAATTCCTAAGAACAGATAGAGACGGAAAGAGTGAGTAGTTATGGATATTAGTAAGGCGATAAATATATTAGCTGATAGTGTCTATGATTTGAAAGAAAAAGGAAGATACAATTCCATTCAACGTAGAAACCACACAGTTGATTTTTATGGGTATGAGTTCCCTAGATGGGGATGTTCAAGTTCTAAACCAGCGGTAATAGGAATGTCAATTTCTCAGGATTTGATTTATTATGAGCGTTTTGAGTTTAAACTAGTAATAGATAATTCTACTGCTACAAACTTTAATGTTGAGATTGAAGGAATAGACATGACACCATATTTCAAGCAGCAATTCAACGGAGCGTGGATTACAGGCAATGGACTATGGCCTGGGCAATACTCTAATTTTGATGTTCTTAAAGCTTGTGGGTATCTTTCAGAGGATGAGAGAAATAGAATATTAGACCCAGGATATAAAACAATCAAAGTAACGGGAAATGGTAATTTTGATTGTACGTTAGTAAATTATCTTAAATATAGTCATGTAAACAGATAAGAGGTATCTATGAATAGATATGAACAAAGGATTGAAAACCTATCAAATCATGTAAAACAAAATCCTAGAGATTGGCAGTCTGCCATATCGCTATTGAAATTGAACAGTCAACAAATTGACTTTAAAAGAAAACAAAAACAACAGTCTGCTAGATTGTCTATCAAAGCATACAAAAAGGAGGTTGTGTAGATGGAAAACAAATATAGCACTTCGGGAATTGGAGAAGATATTATCCGTAGTTTTACACAAATTGCAAGTGCAGAACTACACGCTAAAACCTTATTAGAAAAACGTATTTCTGAGGTTGAAAATGGATTGATTAGTGAAGAAGAAATTCCTGATAATTTAGAAAAGATTGAAGCATTAAAGGATGAAATTGATGATTACGCAAATATCAGACGTTCTCAAATGCTTTATCTATACAATTCTTTTGGTGGCAAAGGGGATAGAGAACAGTGGTGTTTAGTTAAACATTTAAGTATGGCTATGTACACTGCATTTGAAGCATATCAAGCTTCGGATAGAGACCCTGAATTATTGAATATCGCTTTGGAGATTAACAAGAAGTTTATTGAAGCTTGTACCAAATTCTTAGGCGTAGAAATTACTTCTTGTGCATCTTGCTTCGCAGACATTATGAAAGCTGGAGGAAAATAATATGCAACCTGTAGTATGTAACAAAGATATGGCAGTAGTATTCCCTTTAAAAGACGGTGATTGCGAATTTTGGCTAGAAATCGTTGATTCTGTAGATGATATTACTAATCCAAGTAGAGACCATGCGTATGTTGATTCAAAAGGATTGTTCTATATCTACAACGGAAAAAATATTGTAGCAATCAATGACCATTCAAATTTGAAAATCAAATGGGGAAATATGATTGGCGATATTTCTAATCAATTGGATTTAACGGAAATTCTAAATCAATTCGTTAAGACAATTTCCGTAAACGGAACAAACATTGCCAAAGACAACGACAAAAATATTGCTATCAAAGTGCCTATCACAACTATTAAATTAGATGGAAATACAATAAGTCCTGTTGATTATATCGTCAATCTAGATTTAGCTAGTGTTTATGCAAAGAAAGATGAAATTCCTAAAAATGTATCTGAGCTTCAAAATGATGCTGGGTACATTAAGCAAGAAGTTGTAGATCAATTAATACCTATTAAAGCAATCAAGGTTAATAACGTAACGATACTGCCTGATGAAAACCGTACAGTAAATATTGAAAATGTGTATGTTACACCAGAAGAATTCGGTGCTATTGGTGACGGTACTACTAACGATAGTTCAGCATTTAATGCTTGTATTGCGAAAGCAAACGAAACTGGTAAGTATGTATTGTTAAGCAGCAAAACATATTTAATTGGTGATACTTTAATGGATAACAGTGGCATAAATATAATAGGTATTAATACTGTGATTATATTAGACAACAACACGTTCACAAAACAAATAATTAATTGTGTGTTTAGTAATATCACATTTAAGCGTACTGTAAGTAGTGATTTACCACTAACAGAAAACTTTTATTCATCTCAATTTAAGTATTGTAATTTTGTTGATATTAATTATTTATTTAATAATATTTCACCTAGAATTAACACGCTAGAACATTTATTATTAGATGAATGTAATTTACAAAATACACAACTTATTAGTGTCACTAATCAATTTAATGGTGTGGTTTATAGTATTAATAAAACATTATTTTATTATGATGAAGACTTTAAACAAAGAACTGCAATTATTAGTGGATATATTGGTGGTAAGTTTATATTTAATAATTGCACTTTCTCACAATTTTGGCCGGGTGGAACAGTTGAATTATTTGGTTCTCTTGATAATTTTGAATTTAATAATTGTTATATTCATACTTATAATAATGCAAACACCTTTCTTCTACCGAATATAAGTAGTGTGGAGAAACAACAAATAACATTTAATAATTGTGATATTTCAAACAATAATAAATATTTAGTTGATGTGTTTTACACAAATAACACGGTACTCCCAACTGTTAATATTAAATATTCAACATTAAAAGTGAATGCAATTTTTAATGCAGAAAATGAATGTAGTTTATGGCTTGAAAACAATCAAATTGACACTAAGCCTATTATTAATGCTGGAGTGGGTAAAGTTAATATCGTTGAAATTCAACAAAAGTATAGTGATACAAGCGAAAATATATTCCCTTGGACAACAGAGCCTACACCAACAATAGAAAATAATGTTTCACTTAATAAAATAGGAACAGATCAATATTATGTTTTAACAGAAAGCAAAGATAAAAATGTTAAAAAATTAGATTATTATTTTACATATAATTTTGATTATTTACCAACTGCTCCTTATTATGCCAACACCATTATGGATTGGAATTTAGACTTAGAAGGTTATACAGTTAAGAGATCATTTTTAAGTGATAACACATGTAAATTAAAAAACAAAAGTACAGGTGAATTAATAGATTATGTTTATTTAATGTTAGATGATAATGTAACAGTCACAACATCAAAAGATGACCCACAATTTGTATATACTACAATAGCGATGAAATATTTGCCATATTTCGCTAAGCTTAAAACAGACACGCCTGTTGCAGGGCATTTGTATGTTGACGCATGTATTTCAATTATTTTAGAAAAAACTAGCTCATAAGCTAGTTTTATTTTATTATATAAATGAGGTGGACATCCGTTTGATAATGCGATTAATGGACAGGTCCGTATAAGAGATTATCAAAATTTGGGATTGAAAAAAGAATAGGACAACTTGGAGAATTTGCTGGTATTGAACGTAGAGTATTCCCTCACCTCATTAGACATACAACCGCTTCGGATGGATTAAATAGAGGTATGGGTATTGAGGAAGTCCAAGCTATTTTAGGGCATGAAAGCATTGCTACAACAATGATTTATGCTAAAGTATCTAAGAACAATGTAAAATTACATTACACAAAATGTATTGTATAAGTTATAGGGCGTTAATGTACGTCCTTTTCTTTTCATTATATAATTGAAATGCCATAAAACAGTACCTCAGAAAATATGAGAGAGATGAAATATTTTTTGGAGGTGTAAATTTATGAATGTACAAGATTTTTTAACTTTATTACAGACTGCTGCTACTTTAGTTTGTGGTGGATTAGCTTTATATTTTAAATTCAGTACCAAAGCTAAAACCAAAGCAAAAGAAGTTCAAGAAGTGATTGCTAAAATCACTGCACAAGCAGTAGTTTACATTAAAGAAGCAGAGAACAACTACAAAGATACAACTAATGCTGGCGGTAAAAAGTTTGAAGAAGTTGTTAGTAAACTATACGATCTTGTTCCTGATGCTTTGCATGGAATTATCACAAAAGAAATGATTAGTGAAATTGTTCAAAGTACTTTTGATGAAATTGAAGAATACGTTAAGATTCAATTAGACAACGGAATTGATAAAATCAACGTCAAAGGTGAAAAATAGTGGGAAAAGTAATCACTATTGATTTAGAATATGTTTTATGGCTTCTAGGTTTCATTGCTTCCGCTTGGGGAGTAGTAAAGATTATTAAAGAGCTAAAGAAACCTAATGACGATTTAAAAGAAACCGTTAGAAAACACGAAGAATGGTTAGTAAGAGACAATGAGAGAATAAAATCAATCGAAAGCTTAGTTATCACACAAGAAGGGATTAAGAAAGAATTGAATGAACACTCTCGAAGATTAGGAGAACATGAAGAAAGATTAGAAGAAGATAAGCAACGTGGTAATTTAACACTAAAAGCAAACATTGCGATCATCAACAATATGCTTTCTGAAAACGATAAAGACAAACTCCAAGAAACTAGAGATGAGATTCAAGACTTTCTGCTAGAAAAAAACTAAGGAGGATGAAAAATGGGAACTCCACAAGAGTTTTATAACTATGCTATCAATAAGGTTTTTAACAATAAAGGGCAAATAATGAACATTAATTATGTTCAAGGCGAAGAACCATATGGTGGACAATGTGTTTCGTTAATTCAAGGATTGATGGCATGGGGAGGGAAGCCATGTATTGCACGTGGCCATGCCAAAGATTGGTGGTTTAACAGAGCAAATAATGGTGTTTTAAGCTATTTTGATGTTGTTACAGGTGCTCCCCAAAACGGTGACGTAGGAGTGTCTGTAGGCGGTGATGCAAGGTATGGACATATATTTATCTATTGGGAAGGTAGAGCACTCTCTCAGAACGTTTTAGGCAACCCTAAAGCCATGTTGTGGCCATTAAACTATCAAGGTGCTATTTGGGGATATTTAAGACCTAAATTCTACACAAATGCTTCTACATATGATGCTTCTCAATTGATTAAAGAGAATGGAATGGCAACATTTGAAAATGATACTGCTATCGTTATCCATAGAGATACTCCAACAGGTGCTTCTTACGGAACATTTGTAAAAGGTGAAAAGCAAGTCTATACAGAAAAATGGGTAGGACTTGGACATAGATGGATTTCATGGATTCATACAAATGGAGTCAGATGTTTCGCAGCAGTCAGTGGCAGTGAATCATATGGTGTTGAACCGTGGGCCACAATCGGTGCTCCTGAAACAAAAGACATTGAATTAACTCAGGAAGATGGTATTGCCACATTCATTGTTGATGGTGTGCATAAACACTACGACAATCCAAGTGGAGAAATCTTTGGCCAATGCAATTCAGGAGATGAGATTCGATATTATTGGAAGTGTGTAACGAATGGCCATAGATACGTTGTCGGAAAAGAAGGAGATAGAAAAGTCTTTGTGGCGGTATCTGCGACAGAGGATAGAAGCCAAATGTGGGCGAAATTCAGAGCACCTGATACAAATACTAAGGAAGATACAAAAGAGCCTTCTAAGCCTTCTACAGAGCCTTCTAAGCCAACTACAACAGATTACACTAAGAATGTTAAGGGATATGGAATTGATATTTCAGAACACAACAGTTCTGATATTGATTTATCTAAATATGACTTTGTTATTTTGCGTGCTTCATATGGAGAATACACTGATAAGAAGTTTGAATACTTTGCAGATAAATGTGAACAATTAAAGATTCCTTATGGTGTGTACTGCTATGATTATGCGTTAGATGATAGTCAAGCTAGGGCAGAAGCAGAATATGTATACAATCTAATCAAAGATAGAAACGTACAATTAGGTGTATGGTTCGATATGGAAGATGCAGATAATTACAAGAAGAAAGCTGGAGTCTTAACAAAAGAAAGATGTTCTTTCTCTTGCAAAGTGTTCTGCGACTATATGAGTGCTAAAGGATATTATACAGGTGTCTATACTAGCACTAGTTGGTTAGGAACATTTGTAGAAACAACATATCCTATTTGGATTGCAAATTGGGGCACGAATGATGGTAATATTCAATCAGACCAATCTAGTGTAGGCGTTATTCATCAGTATGCAGCTAATCCAATCGACAAAGACATAATCTTCCATGATATTGATTTTTATAAGTCAAATCCAAAGAAAGATGAATCAACAGACGATAAAAAGGATGAAAATGGTTCAGAAAACAAAAAAGATGAACCAAATACAGACTCTAAAGATGATAGCGGAAACAAAATCAATGTAACAGGAATCAATAAATTGATTGAACTGTTGCTAAAGATCGTTGAAAAAATCGCCAAATTGTTTAAATAATCGTACATAATGTACGAAATGCGACATCAAACACTTGTTTTTGCACAAAATCTGCAAAAAAGAGGTTTATATGTCGTATACTATCGTGCACGAAAATATAATTGGTGGAAATGGAAACCATGTTGCTCCTTAAATATCACGCAAGCTCGAGATAGCCAATTATAAAATAGCTCGTATACTAGTGTATAAGGAGCTTCTTAGACCGTATGATGTTTGTACGGTCTTTGCTTTTTTGTGTTAAAATATATGCACATAGATTAGTAGAGTGCACAATACGACCAATACCATAATATGGTATAATGTCTATGCTTAGGGGAATACGATTGTATTCTATTTATCTCGTGTACCAATTATAGGAACAAGGAGAAACGAAACTGCTACGCATTTAATTGTGTGGCAGTTTTTGTTATGCTATAATGGCAAAGGCCCAAACATGATGAATTCTAAGTGAACCATGTTAGCTTGATGCACAAATCCAAGTTAGGCATATGGATTTATTAGTATTGATCTATAGTTATTCCAAGCGTGACTGATTGATATTATTTTTATGCAAGTCGACTACAAAGAAAAATTATTTTCTTGCCACTGATTAGAGTGCATTCTAGAAGTACTTGAAAGGTGGTCTTTTTTTATAAAATTCATACTGATATGGTATAATCATGTTGCTAGGAAAAGTAGAGTGATAAAGACCTAAGCTCTCTTTGGTGTAGTGCAAATTGCAGACGTGCAATTGAATCTTAACATTTCTCTTTGTGGCACTAGCAAACAACGACAAAATGTGACAATTGCTAAAAGCTCCCCTTTTTAGAAAATGTCACCAAAACGATTCCATACCTAACACATCCAGGTATGGTTTTTGTTTTTTAACAAATCTTAAAATTTATGTGCTATATTATTGATGTGTTCTTCATGGATGGACACAACCCTTTCAAAGATAACTTTATGCAAAAGAGTCTCCTTACCAAGCAGGAGGCTTTTTTGTTTATATATGGTTTTGGCATAATGGCATAAAGCACGTGGCATAACGTATGGAATATTTTTTTGGATTCAATGGAATAAAAAGTGGTCAAAAATGAGAAAATATGAGAACATAAAGTAAACTAGATGAATAAAAAATAAAGGAAAATAAAGGACTAGAAACTTATAAATATCATTCAACAAAAAGATAATTGCTTTATATAAAGCATGATACATATTATTGGCATGATATTGGCATAAAATAGCCTTATTTTTCACCTATTTTCACTAGTTTTTTATAAAATTTATATGTTATCTAAAGAAAGAGGGAAAATTACATGGCAGTAAAAAAAGATGAAAAAACAGGTACGTGGTATTTCTATGGTTCGTACAAAATGAAGAATGGGAAGTATAGGCAATACAAAAAGCGTGGCTTTCCAAAAAAGAAAGATGCAGTAAAAGCAGAGATCATATTCAAAGAGAATGTGAAAGACCCATACAAAAATATCACGCTTGAGGAATTGCTTAATATTTATGCAGCATACACCGAAAAGAGAATAAAAGAAAGCACTTATAAAGTTCAGAACAGATTGCTTGAAAGATGGATTGATATTTTAGGTGATGTGAACATAAAATCCATTACAACAAACGATATAGAGGTTGCAATGGAATTAATGATTAATAACGTAGGATATGAAACTGCAAAGAATTATTTATCTAGAATCAATAAGATGTTAAGATTTGCAGTTCGTAAAGGATATTTAGAAACAAATCCTTGCTCCCCTGTTGAATTGGCTAAAAATCCAAACGAAAAGAAAGTCGAAATGAAATATTGGACTTTGGAACAATTCAATCTATTTATTCCTTATGTTGAAAATCCTTTGTATCATCTTCTATTCGATAATCAATTTTATATGGGTATGAGAATTGGGGAAACACTGGCTTTGACTTGGGAAGATGTAGATTTAGAAAACAATGTTATTTCAGTTAAAAAAACATGGTCAAAAGATTTACATAAAATCACAACTCCAAAAACTCCAAACAGTTATAGAACTATCACAATGCCTCAGTTCTTATCGGATGAATACAAAGAGTTTAAAGAGATGTTGGATGTTCCTGAGAAATCATTTGTGTTTGGAATAGATATACCCGTATGCAACACAACAGTGAGAACGAGGATGAGAGAAGCTATTAAAATTGCAAATGAAAATAACGAGGAACAAATACCTATCATTCGTATACACGATTTAAGACATTCGTGTGCAAGTTATATGATTGGCAATATGGTAAGAGATGGAAGTTCACAATTTAGCTTATATGACGTTGCAAAGCGCTTAGGAGACAATCTAAGCACTGTATTGAATGTTTACGCTCATTGGCTACCTCAAGCAGATAAAGGGATTGTACAGATTATGGATAAAGATAATGCACTAGATTAATTTCTAGTGCTTTTTTTGTATATATAGAAAGAAAAACACACCCTTTAGCGAGTGTGCCTTCCATGAAATAGAGAGAGATGAAAATACAGTTGCCTATTTACAGGCACTTAAAGTTTACCATGTTTCGTTGCGGACGTTTTGTACTACCAAAACAATACAAATTATTTATATCATCATCTATCATTTATTATTTTTGGTATTGATCTATTAAATCGGCTAAGTGTTGTAGTGAGACACCATACAAATTACACAACCATTTAGCATCTTCAAAGTAGACATTTTTTCTACCGTTTTCGATTTCCGAAAGCCATGATTTCGTTTTGCCCCTTCTTTCTGCTACCTCTAACATTGTGTAATTAGCTTTGTTTCTCAATTCCTTTAATGCTTGTCCTTGGTATTCAAATTTGTTCATGTCCTCACCTCTTTCATTTATACATTATAATTATAAGTACTAAATTAAATACCTATCTAAAATATATCATAAAGTACACTGAAAGATAACATAATTATAAAAAAAATAAAAAAAGTTATTGACTATAGTACACCGATATAGTACTATATGAGTGTAAGTTAACTAATAGTGTACGGAGGAGGTTAAGGATGGAGAAAATGACTATTAAACAAATCCGAGTCGGATTAAATATGACTCAGAAACAAATGGCTAAATACCTTGGGATTTCTCCTGTTAGTTATACTAACAAAGAAATTGGAAAAAGACGTTTCTACTTTGATGAAGTAAAAAGAATATGTGAATTAGCTAAGATTTCAATTGATGTTGTAAAAATTGAAGTTGCAAAAGCTATCTAACTTATTTTTTTAAAATCAAAGTACACTAACGTAGTACTTAGGAGGGGTGAATAAAATGGCAGAACCAAGTGAAAGATTAGAAAGTGACAGATTAGATTCAATTAGATTATTCCAAGACTCAGTGCATTGGGAAGGAAAAGTTTTTGATGTGCTAATTAAGAACGGATGTTCTAAGGAAGATTTAGTAAACGTATCTTCAATGCTTCAAACAATTTATATGTGTGGATTTGAAGTTGGGAAAAGATGTGTCAAGGAATGAAAGTGTTGCTTGGCTATAGAGACATCATGGAACTTGGTGTTTCTAAGAAAACTGCATACAAGATGTTGAATCTTATATGTGAATCAGAGGCTTACAAAAAATCCAATCTATCCAAAGTGATAGATACAAAAAAAGTTCCAACAAAGTTATTTATCAGGATGTTTCCTGAGTTCAAAGAAAGGTGTGAACAACATGATGAATGTAGATGATTTAAGAGAGTTAGATGACAACCGTTTTATTGATGAAGATGAAGAGGAGGAAGAACAAGATGAGTACAGTTACGAAGACTACTGCTACGACTTCTGCAAAGCAGAAAGAGACGAAGAAGCCTGGTTCTAAATCAACCGCAAAGAAGAAAGCAGTTGAATTAGGCGATTGTATCACGCTTCCTTCTTTTGCCAATAACGAGTATGAAGCTCAATATTCTATGGCGGTTAGAAGCCAAAAGCAGACTCATATGGTTAATCGTGCTGCTAAATTCAATTACATTTGTTCTCTTATTTGTTTCTTGGTTTCTTTGGCTTTCATTGTGATAGCTAATTGGTACATAAGAGGTTTGTAAGATGACACATAAGGAGGAGTAAGAAATGTTAATTTATCAGACACCAAAAGGTCAAAAACACACTGTATATGTCTACTTAAAAGATGGAAGAGTAGAAAGATTTAAAAACATTGTAGAAATCAACAGATTGCATAGCAGATACGCATGGGGTGTTCAAGATGAATACGACTTTTTAGAAGATAACAGAAGAACATCACACGCAGTAAGAACGGAAGAAATAGAAAAACTAGAAATATTCTTTTAAAGGAGGAAGTAAAGATGAATCTTTACCAAGACACCGATAAATTCAGTGTTGAAAAGTATGGAAGTCATGAAGAATGGTTGAAGAAACGTGGACGAGGAATCGGCGGTTCGGATGCAGCTTGTTTCATGGACTTGAACCCATGGAAAACACTTAATCAGTTGTGGCATGACAAAAAGTTCGGTTCGCAACAAATTACAAATGATGCTATCGAGTATGGAAATACCGCAGAGCCTTGTTTAAGAACATTATTTCAGGCTAAACATCCTGAGTTGGATGTACAGTACGTTGACAATGTTACGTTGGTATCTAAGGAATATGAGTTTCTTAGATATAGTCCTGATGGACTTATTTATAACAAGGAAACGGGAGAACGTGGAATCTTAGAAATCAAAACATCTAAGATAATCAATTCTCAGAGTTTGCAGAAATGGGGAAGTAAGGGAAACGAAACAGTTCCTGACAACTACTATTGCCAAACATTAGAAGGATTGATTGTAACAGACTTCGATTTCGTTATCTATTGTGCAGAACTAAGATTTGCAGATGGTGATGCACGAATCATTGAGCGTTCATATCGTAAAGAAGAAGCTTTAGACAGTATGAACGATCTAAAACAAGCAATGTTAGAAAAATGGGATAGGTACTTCGTAAATGACATAGAACCGCCTATCACATTGTCTATATAAAAAAATGGAGGATGAAAATATGGAATTTAATTTAGAGGTACGTGCACAAAACGGAAAAGTGTACACAAATGCAAGCGATTTATTGCCTGCAATTCAAGAAGGATTGAAAGCTTACGACTATGTAGTTGATGAGAACAACTATAAACAAGCTAAAACAGATAGAGCTTCACTTAACAATTTAGTTAAGGTTGTATCTGATAAGCGTAAGCAAGTTGAAAATGATGTGTTTGCTCAATGGCTGCAAGACAAGAAAGACATCATGGCAGTTGAGAAAACAATCAAAGCAGCATCAGACAAATTGGGTGACGGTATCAATGATATTGATAATGCAGAGAAAGAATTGAAGCGTAATCAAATTAAAGAGTTATGGTTAAACATGACGAACAACAAATATCCATTTGATTTAGTTTTTGAAGAAAGATATTTGAATAAGTCTGTTAAGCCTAAAGAAATTGAAGAAAGCTTAAATAACAAGTTCCTTAAAGCCGAAGAACAATTATCATTCATTGAAGCTTCTTTACCTGAGGATGAACTACAGGCAGAACAAGTTATCCAATTGTTCTGTAAGACATTGGATTTAAGCAAAGCTACAGAGAGAATCAACGAAATCAAGGAAGCTAAAGCAAAGCTTCAAGAAAAAGTAAATGCTCAGATTGAACAATCTAAACAAGCTCAAGCTATGAATCAAACAACGATTCCTCAGAGCCGATTAGAAGCTCATGAAAGCCAAAGTCAAGCTCAAACAAGAAGATACTGCGTATTCCGTTTTGAAGGCTCTATGGAAGAGCTACAAGCGTTTAATCCAATTTTAAATCAGTTCATTCGTGAACATAACGTAAAAGTGACAATTGTAGAAAAAGGAGAATGTTAATTATGTTACAAAACAATATTGCAAAGAAAAACGACAATCAATTGGTAGAATTTTCTGCTAACGGAGAAAAAGTTAAATTATCTCCAGCTATCGTAAGAAACTATCTAGTAAATGGAAATGGTCAAATCTCAGATCAAGAAGTTGTGTATTTCATCAATTTGTGTAAATCACAAGGATTGAACCCATTCATTAAAGATTGCTACTTAATCAAGTATGGAAATACTTCGCCAGCTCAAATGGTAGTTTCAAAAGATGTTTTCTTGAAACGTGCCGAAAGAAATTCAGAGTTTGATGGATTAGATGCAGGAATTATCGTAATTAATAACGAAAGCGGTGAGTTAACTTACCGAAAAGGTGCTTTCTACTTAAAAGATCGTGAAGAAGTTGTAGGTGGATGGGCAGACGTATTTAGAAAGAATGTATCTCATCCAACACATATTGAAGTTTCTTTTGAAGAATACGCAGGAAGAACAAAAGATGGAAAGCTTAACTCACAATGGAGCACTAAAGCAGCAACTATGATTCGTAAAGTTGCGATTACTCAAGCGTTAAGAGAAACGTTCCCAAATGACTTCCAGCAGATGTATTCAGAGGAAGAAATGAATGTGGATATGAAATTGGATGAAACTCCAATTCAGCAACCTACACAGCCAATTGAACAAGCACCTGTTCAACCACAAACATATTCACAACCTGATGAACCACAAGGGTTACAACCTGAGAGTGTAAGTCTTGTATAAAAGCAAACGTAGCCAAGCTACAGACATAGATTTAAAAACTAGAAAGTTGGTAAAAGAAAGAGATCAAATGTGCATATTTTGTGGGAGTACATATCGCATTGAATTAGCACACACAATTCTTTCAAGAAGCAATGGCGGACTAGGTTGTGAAAAAAACCTAGTCTGTGCTTGCCAACGTTGTCATAGAATCATGGACTCAGAAAGTCCTAAAGGAAAGAAATTGAGAGAGATTGCAATTAAGTACCTAGAACGTATCTACGGAAACATTGATGAATCAGAGGTGAAATATAATGCTAAGTCAAAATGAACTGTTGTTTAAATACAATCCATTCAAAGTCAAATATTGGAAAGATGAAGAAATCCAAGAACAACTTGAGATTTTAGTTGACGCATATATTCCTGATGAAAGTGCAGTTATGGAAATGGCGTTAAACGTAGAAAACCTTGCGAATCAAATGTTCTTAATTGGTGAAATGATGGCTAGATTACAGGAACAATCGAACATTCTTAAAGCAGATATTGAAAATAAAATGACAAATGCAATTTATGTTGAGCGAAGCACTTGGGAACGTGACCATGGCGGAAAAGCACCAAGTATTAAATTCTTTGAAGCACTAGCTTGTCAGAAAGTAGCAGATGAAAGAACTAAGCTTGCAAAAGTTGATTCTGATTTAAAACGTTTCAAAACTGCTTATGAAAGTATCGAAGCCAAGATGAATGCGACCAAGAAAAAAATCGAGGTCACTAAGTTTGAAATCGGAGGTGCGTAAGATGATTTTAGGTATTGACCCAGCAAATGAATACAGTGCATTTGTTGTAGTTGAGAATGATTTATCGGCAGTTGTAGATAAAGGGAAAATTCCTAACAAAGAATTGCAAGATAAAATCTCAAATTGGAAAGCAGAGAATTATCCAATTGATTATGTAGCGATTGAAGGAATACAGAGTTTCGGTATGCCTGTAGGTCAAACAACATTTGAAACTTGTTACTTTATAGGGCGTTTATTAGAGCAATTTGAAGCTTTTGATATTGAACCCACATTAATATACCGAAGTGAAGAAAAAATGCTTCTATGCCACTCTATGAAAGCGACAGACGCAACTATTAGACAAGCGTTAATTGATTTGTTTGCTAAAGATACTCCAAACAAAGGAAAAGGAACGAAAAAAGAGCCTGGATATTTCTACGGATTTAAAGCCGACATTTGGAGTGCTATGTGTATCGCTTATGTGTTTCATACAAAGTACATAGGAACAGAATGTTAGGAGGTGTGATGAATGGAAGAACAACAAAGATCATATTATGCGATTATTCCAGCAAACGTAAGGTACGATAAAGATTTAGCTCCAAACGCAAAATTGCTATATGGAGAAATCACTGCATTATGCAACGAAAAAGGATATTGTTGGGCATCTAATCAATATTTTGCAGAGCTTTATAACGTATCTGATAGAACGATTAAAAATTGGATTAGTCAATTAGCTGATAAAGGGTACATTCAACGAAGTGTTAAATATAGAGAAGGAACTAAAGAAATCGAGCAAAGGAAACTGTTTATAGGTAGGGAAAATAATTTCACTACCCCAGGAAATTATGTTCATGACCCTAGGGAAAATAATTTCACTACCCCTAGTGAAAATAATTTCCCAGTTAATAATACAAGTATTAATAATACATTTAATAATACAAATATATATAAGGGAAAAAAGAAACAAAAGTCAGAAACAGTTAATTCTGTTATTGCAGAGTATACAGAAAGCAAAGATTTGCAAGATGCATTGCATGACTTTGTAGATATGCGTACTAAAGCAAGAAAACCTTTGACTGTTAGAGCTATGAAGTTGTCTTTAAATGAATTAGATAAATTGGCGGTAGATGATGTTACCAAGATTGCTATTGTAAATCAGAGCATTGTACATAGCTGGTTAACATTCTACAAGTTGCAGAACAATAACAACGGTCAAAGACAATTGACGAGAAAAGAAATGGGGTATGCATTTTGACATTAGAAGAAACTGAAAGAATCTTACAAGTGCTAAGAATCAATTATCCTATGACTTACAAACATATGACTCAGGAAGATACGCAAGCCTATTTGAAACTTTGGCAAGTGTCTTTTAAGGATTATGAATACTTAGTTGTAGCAAATGCAGTTAATCAAATCATTCAAAGCGATACAAGAGAGTTCGCTCCAAATGTAGCGCAAGTAAAAACACGAATTAGTAAAACTGCAATTGGAAAAACTAAAGAGTGTGGAGAGGCTTGGGAAATCGTTTTAAGGAACGCTAAGTGCGACCCTCATACTAGTAAGGTAAACTACGATAAACTGCCTAGAAACATTCAGAAAGCGCTCGGAGGGAGCTATCTGTTAAGAGATATTGCGTGGAGTAATAAAAAAGACTTGCAATATTACAGAGATAGATTTTTACAAGCGTACAAAGAGATTTGTGAAGAAGAAGTGCAGTTATTAAACTCAGGACAAATTAGTTTGGAAACATATACGCAACACGATCAATTGCCTGCACCTCCTAAAAAGGAGGAAGGTATGAAGATGTTGGGAGATTTGATGAAAGGATAAAAATAGGATGGGTAGCAAGTGCAATATTATATGTTGGACAAAAACGATATATCAGTTGTACGAGGAATCGTAAACACCAAAGATGTAATGAGGGAATTGGGTATTACAAACGCTCAATTCCATAAGATGTTGAGAAACGAGGAAACGTACAAAGGATGTATTCTTCTCCCCATTGAAACAGATGAGGAAGAAAGAAGAAAAGTAACAAGTGAAGATGATGAGCAATTCCAACTACTGGGCGAAAGTAAAACGGGAATCAGATATTACATCACAAGTTATTTAAGAGTTGTTTCTGTTGACCTAAAAGGAAAACAAAGGGAAATGAAAGCTAAAAAGGAAACGGAATCCATTTATAGAGTTGTAGTGAACCTTAAAGAAGGGAAACGATACTTGAACGTATTATTTGAAGCCTACAAAGCTTTTGTTGGTGAAATAGAAAAGAATGATTCTATTGTTTGGGACGGAGAAATGAAAATCGAAAACCTAAGAGTTATTAAACTAGCTCAGATACAAGGATTGAGAAACAAAAAGAAAGTGAGAATAGGCGATACAGTCTATAGCTCAATCGCCGAGTGTGCTAGAAAGAATTTCATTTCTAAATCACATATGTATCAGATGATAGAAGGAATCAGACCTAATTCAATAGGTGTTGAATTTGTATAAAGGAGTTGAAAAGAAATGAACAGAGTAATTTTATCAGGTGAAATCGGTAGCGATATTGTTTTAAAGAAAACTGCTACAGGACAAAGCCTATGTAATTTTTCTATCGAAGTAAAGGAAAAGGGAAAGAATGGACAAGAGTTTAAATCTTTCTTCGATTGTACTGCTTGGGGAGAAAATGCAGAACATATTAATCAATATGGATTTAGAGGACAACACATTGCAGTTGATGGAAAGCTTCAAAAAAGCTCATACACGAACAAAGAGAATCAGAAGGTGTATAAGACTAGCGTGTATGTAATGGACGTAGAATTGGCTTTAAACAATGCGACAATGCCACAAACACAAGCTTATCAGCAACAAGCAAGTCAACAGACATATCAACCACAACAACAGATGCAGCCACAAACAGTACCATTTACAAATCAAGTAAATTATCAATCATATCCTGAACATCATGATATGGACGAAGGGATGCCATTCTAGATGATTGCGAAAAGATATGATGATGAACTTATGTACAGTGTTCAAAAATGTGATGGCGATAACAAATACAAATACTGTACGAAAGATGGAAAACTAGCTTTTAAGAAGCCTGGAAAGGATTTTCTAGGGGTAACAAAGCAAAATTACAAGAATGTGTTTGTTATCAACGGAGAGCTATATATCAGAGAGTGTGTTATTGGCGAGGCATTAAATGACTCTCATTAAAAAGTTCAATGGACTTAACGTAAGTAGTAAATTTGCGATTTGTGGATTGCCGATAAGGATTGATTCTTACAAGACTTGTTCATTTGGGTGCAAATATTGTTTTGCAGAAAACAGGAAGATAATGCAATATGGGAGAGAAATACAGATTGCAAATATCAACCAAGTAAAAAATAAGCTTAAAAAGGTGTTTGACGATAATAATGTTGATAATACGAATTTCTTAGAAACATTAATAGACAATCAAATCACGTGGCATGGGGGGGGATGAGTGATCCATTCCAACCATGCGAAAAAAAGCTTAAAATCACAAAACAATTGCTAGATGTAACAAATAAGTATGGAATACACGCATTGTTCTCAACAAAAAGTGATACAACTTACGATTGCGATATAAGACCAGACTTACATACGTTTCAATTAAGTGTAACGAATGTAGAAAATCTTACTAGCATTGAGCCAAATGTTCCAAGTATTGAAAGTAGGTACAAGTTTTATAAGGATTTGAAAAGTAGGGGATTTAAAGTTGGGATTAGAATACAACCTTTTATTCCTGGTGTCTCAGATTTGAAAATTGTAGAAATGTTTAAAGATGCAGATAACTTTACATTAGAGGGAATTAAAATAGTTCCACAAAACGAGCAATGTAAAAATTTCATTCTAAACGAGTTGAATTTAGAGAAAAAAGACTTCACACAAATGGGCCTTTTAAACCTAAAGCCTTCAATTCGATTGGAAATGTACAAACCATTCATAGAATATTTTCAAAAACATGACATACCATTTTCCATTGCTGATAATGACTTGCACTTCATTGGAACAAATAAGTGCTGTTGTGGAGATAGATTGGTAAATAAAAGTACAACATTTAACAATACTGCAATGATTAAGAGATATGGTGATGAATACGCTAAAGAGCAACTTGATGAAGAAATATTTGATTGTGGTGTTAGAGATTGCAAATGTAATCAATTATTCACTTCAAATAGGCAAGAAGGATGCGTTAGTGTACAAGATTTTTACGATAAAAGATTTTATGGGTATCCGCAATTAGCGGTTGAAAATCAAAAAATAAAAGGAGGCATGAGCCATGAAAATTATTAAAGCTTTAAAAATGAGAATCTATCCAAACAAAGAACAGGCTTTAAAGATTGACAAAACCATTGGCTCATGCCGATATGTTTACAATCACATGCTTGCCCGCAATAAGAAGGTATATGCACGCCGTAATGAGCATCTATCGTATTATGACATGCAGAACCTTTTACCGCACATGAAAAAATATCTTCCGTGGCTGAAGGAATCGGATTCACAGGCTTTGAAGTACGCCTGCCGTCAGGTCAATAAAGCCTTTGATGGGTTCTTTAAGAAGAGAACCAGCTTTCCAAAGTTCCACAGCAAACGAACAAGCAGACAGTCCTATACGACTACAAATAAAGCCTATATTGACTACAATCATGATGAAAGAAAAGTAAGATTGCCATTCCTTGGATGGATGTGCTGCTCGGACAGCCGTATTCTAAAAGACTGTGATTTTAAGCAGGCTACAGTATCAAAAAAGAATGGCAGGTATTATGTTTCTATTACGTACAGCATTGAAAAAAATGTAGTCCCTGTGCCTGTGAGTGAAAGCCAAGCTCTAGGTCTGGACTACAAATCAGATGGACTGTATGTAGACAGCGAAGGTAATGCACCTGATACGCCGCACTGGTTCCGACTTGCTCAAAGCAGGCTGAAGAAAGAGCAGCGAAAGCTTAGAAACAAAGTTGGTGCTAAAAGAGGAGAAACAAAATCCCGCGGCTATTTGAAACAGCTTCAGAAAGTTCAAAACCTTTATGAACATATTGCGAATCAAAGATTGGACTATCTTCATAAAGAAAGTACAAGACTAGCAGATCAGTATGATGCTATTCTGATTGAGGATTTGGATATGAAGGCTATTGCTAATAAAGGCTTCGGCAATGGCAAGGCCACTCTTGATAACGGCTGGGGTATGTTTACCAAAATGCTGGATTACAAAATGGCAGAGCGCGGCAAACATCTGCAAAAAGTAGACAAATGGTATCCATCCTCACAGACCTGCAGTGTCTGTGGATGCATAAACTCTGAAACAAAAGACTTAAGCGTTCGTAAATGGACATGCCCGCACTGTGGTGCAGAGCATGATCGAGATATCAATGCTGCTATCAATATCAAGCAGGAAGGGCTTCGCCTTTTGAACGAAGCTGGTTAGTCTATAAAAAATTGTACGGTGAGGCACATCGAAACAGTAAAACAAACGCATGTGGAGACAGGAACTTCGGGCATACAGCTTTTATAGTGTATGTAGATGTCTGTCGAGGAAGCATGAACCGTGAGCTGAGTTGAAAATCAGATTGTCTGACAATCCTGACACTGGTGAAAGCAGTGTTTTCAACCTCAGATTGCGGATAGCCGAA